TGTATCAGAATAAGTATGCCAAGGGTGTGATGGCGTATAACAAGCTAAAGAGTGGCGCGATATTGCAGGAATCCGAACGCACCGCGTTATATAACGTGGCGACGCCAGAGACTAGAGGACACCTTGAGAAGAACGATTATGAGGCTATACTATCTAAGCCGTTCTATATTGCACTCGATATTCCATTTAGGGTTATTGACTTTTATCGTGATGCTAATCTCGATAGTGTGCCTCGTCTGCGGCTTTCTACTATTCATGCATCAAAAGGTCATGAAGCCGATAGAGTCATATTACTTACGGATACTACGCAGAAGGTGACCGAAACTGCGGAGAAAAAGCCCGATGACGAGATTCGCGTCTGGTATGTCGGGATGACGAGAGCTAAGCATACCCTAGATATCGTCGAAGGTCTTAATGGGTATAAAATTTAACTGGAGATTAGCATATGAACAAAGAATACGACAACACCAATTCCGGCATCCTCGCTCGTAACAAGCGCAAAGAGAAGGACACGCACCCCGAGTACACCGGTACCATCAATGTTGAGGGCGTCGAATACTGGATGTCCGCGTGGGTGAAGGAAGGCAGACCCGGATCGAAGCTCGATGGGCAGAAATACTTCTCGATCGCGATCAATCGCAAGGACCCACCACCTTCGGCCAGCACGACCAGTCGCGAAGTGGGCAAGGAATTCTATGATGACCTACCATTCTGATCGCTATGTTTCCGCGCATAGAGAATCCGAAGGTGTTGGTGATCGACACGGAGACGACCGGGCTGCACTGGTGGAACGACCGCGTTTTTGGGGTTTCGCTGTGTACGGAGACCGAAGATACTTGGTATTTCGATGTTCGAACGGCTCCTCAATTTATCGATTGGCTAAGTGATCTGATCGCGAACAACCCGCGCACGGTGTGGGTCGGACATAATCTGAAGTTCGACTACCACTTTCTGCGCGAGGCGGGGGTGCAGCTGCCAGACGATCGGATCGATTGCACCATGATCCGCGCCGCTCTGATATCCGAACACGAACCTACCTATGAACTTGATTTCTTGGCTCGCAAATATGCAGGTACTCGCAAGGATTCGGAGATATATGAGGAGATGGCCACCCTTTTCGGTGGTCGTGCTACTCGTAACGCTCAGATGCCAAATATATCTCGTGCGCCTGAGGATATGGTGGCGAGGTATGCGAAACAGGATGCGCTCGCGACGATGAAGCTGTACCGGTGGCAGGAAGGCGAAATCGGCAAGCTGTCTAAGGTCCATCAGCTAGAGCGTCGGCTGTTGCCGGTCATCATCCGGATGGAAGAGGGCGGTGTGCGGGTGGACATCGATCGGGCAGAGGAGGCCGTTCGTGGCCTCACGAAGCGCATCGAGACCGCCCAGCGGGATCTGAATACCATGGCCGGATTCGAGGTCAACCCGAACCCTTCCGGATCGATCGCGAAGCTATTCGAGCCGAAGCTGGAGATAGACGGTGAGTGGTACCTGAATGACGGAACCCGCGCCGATAAGACCGAGGGCGGCAAGGCGTCGATCAATGCGGAGTGCTTGCGGCGCATGAAGCATCCGGCGGCGAAGATGATCCTTGACCTGCGCAAAATGCTTAAAACCCGCGACACATTCCTGTCTGGTCACATATTGGGGCATCACAATGACGGTGTTATTCACTGTAACTATAACCAGACTAAAAACGACGCTGAAGCTGGCACCGGAACCGGTCGGCTATCAGTTACTAATCCTGCATTGCAGCAGATACCGTCTCGGGATAAAGAAATCAAGTCGCTGGTACGCCCCATTTTTCTCCCGGACGAAGGAGCAGCATGGCTTGGTATGGATTGGTCGCAGTTCGAGTTTCGAGTCGCCAATCACTACGGGCAAGTCCCTGCCATTCTCAAGGCATACAAGGACAACCCGAACTTGGATTTCCACCAGCTAGTATCCGACATGACCGGCATTCCTCGAAATGCGGAATACGCAGGTGGCCCATCGTCCAAAGCGATTAATCTCGGGCTGGCATTCAACATGGGCGCTGGTCGATTGGCGCAGGAAATCGGGCTACCGTGCACCGAAGAGACGATGCCGGATGGTCGGCCATTCGTGAAGCCCGGACCGGAAGCTCTGGCTATCTTCGAGAAATACCATACTGCGAATCCGGGAATGCGCAACATGCAGCAGAAGGCATCCGCGATCGCTAAACAGCGGGGGTACGTGCAGACCATGATGGGTCGTCACATCCGGTTTCCGGGTGGGCAGTTCACACACAAAGCATCCGGGCTGATCTACCAAGGAACCAGCGCCGATGCGATGAAGGTCAAGCTCATCGAAATCGACCAATATCTGACCGAGCAGGACGCGGGGCGGCTGCTGCTGACCGTGCATGATGAGGTCGGGGTATCGCTCGAAAAGGATGCGAATCCGGAGGCGATAGCGAAGATATACACGACATTCGACGGAGAGTCGTGCGAAATGCGGTTCCGGGTGCCGATCACCTGCGATTGGGGTGTGGGTGATAACTGGTACACGGCGAAAGGCTGATACTACGTCACCAGTACGATTATGTTATAATGTACGTTCTAACCTATAGAGGGCATTCATGAAGATCGATTTAACGATGGACGGCATGTGGGGTTCGTGTGGCAAGGGCGGCGTGTCCGGCTGGCTCGCCAAGCGCGTACCGTATGACACGGTGGTATGTTCGTATGGCACTCAGGCAGGTCATACCTACAATGACCGCGCACGAGGCCTGAAGATGATGGTGCAGCAGCTGCCGGTCGGCGTATCGGGTCCGACGGTGAAGACCGTCATGCTTGGACCGGGATCGCTGATCCACGCGGGTATCCTGCAGCGAGAAATACAACAATACATGACCGGCGGTCAGCGGTTGGTGATCCATGAACACGCGGCGGTAGTGCGTGATGACCACGCGGAGCGCGAGAAATCGCTCGGCATGACCAAAATCGGATCCACCACCAAAGGCGTGGGTGCGGCGATGGTCGATCGGATCATGCGCGACCCGGATTCGAAAGCGGTGGCGAGACTCGGATTCGCTAATCACCCGCTCGGGCAGTTCGTGGTCGATAAATTCGAATATGACCGCATCTTGAACGAGTCGAGGACGCTGCTGGTCGAAGGCGCACAGGGATTCGGGCTGTCGCTATATCATGGTGATTGGCCATACTGCACATCACGTGATGTGACGCCGTGGCAGATCGCGGCAGATTGTGGATTACCGTTCGTGTGGGCACCAGCGATTACCATCTGGATGGTGGCCCGTACGTTCCCGATCCGTGTGAACAATCGTGACGGCACATCGGGTCCGGCATATCCCGGCCAGAAAGAGATATCGTGGGGTGATTTGGGCCGCGAGCCTGAACTCACCACGGTGACCAAGCTGCCGCGTCGCATCTTCGAATTCTCGGATGTTCAATACCAACATGCGATGCTGCACTGCGCGGGTCTATCGACCAAGACGGTGTTGACATTCGCGGATTATTGTAATGAGGATACACTGACCGACATCATTCGTCGGATGCACAAGACTGGATGGGGACCGGATTATCTTTGCTTCGGTCCGGATGACGCAGATATTAGGGAGATTGATTATGCCGATTTTTGAGGCGATCGGGTATACCGATGAGATGAATCCGCTACCATGGCGCAAGCATGAAGGAAATCCCGCATTGTTGGTCGATGCTAATGGCTTACCAGTCGCGGATTTCGAGACACGCGACATATACAAGGGTGTAACTGGTTCGTGCGACATTAATGCTGATTTCGCATTGCGAGCAGTATCCGCTTATCACAAGCGCACTGGTGCAGACATCAAGCAGTTGCAGGATCGTATCGTCGAATGGGCAGATTCTAACTTCCCGAATCGCACGACCGCAGATGTTCTGCTCAAGTTGTATGAGGAACTCGGCGAATATGCGCGTGACCCGAAATCACCACTCGAATTCGGCGATATCATGATATTGTTGCTCGATGTCGCACACATGAACAGCATTGATATACAAAAGGCCATCATGGACAAGATGGATATTAATGAACAACGGTCTTGGAGAGTAGACCAAAACACGAGGATTATGCGCCATGTCTGATGAAAAAGAAGTATTCTTAGCATTCCCGCTCACGTTCGATGATCCTACTAATGCTCAGCGTTATGTGCACACTGGCATGACATTGCGTGATTACTTCGCAGCGTCAGCATTAACCGGATACCTTGCGGCGTTCGCAGGTCCGGAAGTGACAATACCGTCATCTAGAGATGCAGCTGAAAAAGCATATCGATTCGCGGATGCGATGATGAAAGTGCGTGATGAAAGCGAATGAGTGGTTACGTGCGTCGTACACCAAACGGTGGACGATAGTAAACACGGTAAAATCGCAGTCGGTAGCCGAGCATTCATTCAACGTGATCGGCATCGCGATGCGAATCGCTACCGCGATCGAGTGGAATGGCCGGTTTCATTACGCACAGCAGCTGGATTTGATATCTTGGGCGATGTCGCACGATATCGTAGAAATTTACACTGGTGACATGCCGACGCCATTCAAACGCGCATTGGAATTACGTGGTGCAAATATGCTAGATGCCGAGCAGGAATTCATGCCCGAATACGGCGGCATGTATCGTCAAGCCGAAGGTACTGTGCATGGTATTATAGTGAAGCTTGCAGACATACTCGAAGCGATTTGGTTCTTAAAGGATAACGGCATCGGCGATCACGCTAAAAATGTTCTATCTGGCCTGTATGACACCATGTACGATATGATCGATCGATATGAGAAGGATTATCCGGATTTAAAAATTCGATCGGGATTGTTCGAGGTCCGAAAGGAAATGGGCTTATGAAATGTGTGAAGTGTGATTCGGCGACGCACGTGATATTGACATATAAGAATGTCGATAACTCGATCAAACGTCGTCGTGAGTGCAAGAATGTGAAATGTAAACACCGTATGACCACTAGGGAGAAAATCGATGAGTCAAGAGTCAATACACAAGATCATAAATGAGCGAGCCGAGAAGTACGGTGACTTTCGCGATCAGGCAAGACTGGCGGTCGATCTGAAAGAGATAATTCGGCATGGCCGATCGTACGAATTCATGCCGTCGTACATGAAAGAATCGCTCGATATGATCTGCCACAAGATGGCGCGGATCGTGAATGGCGATCCCAAATACCTCGATTCGTGGGTCGATTTGGTGGGCTACGCGCAGCTGGCGCGGGATCGGCTGACCGACGATCTGGAAGCCGAGAAATTGCTGGGTCCACACGACGAGCCGCTGGTCCGGACTTATCAGTCTGATAATGGCCACACCGTTTCGACCACCATCACGTGGTAGATACTTGACAAGGTATAGTACCCGTGGTATAATTCATATTACGGGGACTTCCCGAACATAGCGAATAGAGGGTAAAATGGCAAAGTCTAAAGTAGTGATCACCGAAGATATGGTCGATGAATTGGTCACAGTGCGCGAGAAGCTACGCGCCCTGACCGCTCGCGAGAAGGAGCTGAAGGAGATGTTCCGCGAGGGTGGCGCTGCCACCTACTCATCGAAGAACTGCGCGGTGGAGATTACCTTCACCAGCAAGATGATACTGGATTCCGAAAAGGTCCGTGCATTCATCGGACCGAAGAAGCTACCGGAATTCATGAAGTCATCCGAGCAGATGAATATCAAGACGATGGAGCTTGTATGACGAACGACGAACACTTCACCACCAACACGCCGAAATTGGTGCCGTACGACACCGGCAAGATCAAGATCGGCATGTTGG